TTTTTTTTTTGTGCAACTTTCTTCTCAATTTTCTTTTCTTCTTTTTTTATAAACTTCTTATTATTATTTTTATTCTTTTTGGGATTACCATGAAAGATGAATTCCTCACCAGACTTCGCAACCGGCTGAGGACGATATTCTTTTCTGCCACCAATTTTGTCGAGCAAACTTCCGACAGGTGAGGACAGGTATTTTTGACCATAATGTATTGCTGTATCAACGAATGGGAAAAACGTAGAAACAGCATGTTCTGCGACGTGCGTAAAGCCAGTCGATTCTTTTTTTCCTCTGGCAAAACGGTTCGGTAGCAAATTTCTACCAAGGTCTCCAAAAGAAGTTTTTGAGAGTTTTGAATCTCCAGGATTAACCTCGATGGTACCATCACTGGGACGTTGATCACTTTCGTCTTCATAACAAATTGTCATAGAATGAACTGAACTTTCGTTATTATTGATGGATGGATCCAAATTAAACTTAATTCCATCATAATCTTCCTCAAATTCAGAATCCAAAGAACGGCCAAGCAAAGTCCTACCAAATGACCCACAATATAGATCACTAAGTTGATGATCTTGCAACCAACCATTCTTAATTTCATCCCATTTTACTCCTGAACCATCATCACCAGGTGAAATGAATCCGGGAGTAGAAACAAGATAACGTAAATAGGATACCATCTCGTCGTACAGACCCTTATGGGGGTAAGCATCAATCAAAAGATTACATGTACGAACAAAACTTTTTCTAGCCCAATCAATTGGACCAAAATTAGTGTTAGAATGAATATCACCATGATGCCAAGTTGCCCTAACACGATTAACATCGTGAACAGGAATTATAAATCGACAACCCTCAAACCACATAAAAGATGACTTCATCTTGAGAAACTCGACATCAAAAACTAATTGACTCGTAAGATCACTCAAAACAATTGACGCACCGAGTTCTTTGGCATAAGAATAAAATTCCTCATGATCAAATGACATAGCAACAAGAGTATCATCACCTTGTAAGAAAAAAACAACTTCTCTAGAGAAATGTTCCCAAGATGAAACAATTTTACGATCTTCACAATAACGAAGATAACAATATACTTGGACGCAAAAATTAAAAAAAGATGCATTTTGAATAGTGACTTTAGAGCCAGAAGTGTTACCATATGTTTTTTGAAATATCACACCTAGACAAAAAACCCAAGTGTGGTAATTATCACGCCAATAATAATAAAAGCGCTTAAAATTTTCCGGTGTTCGATAGACAGCCTTAAAATTAGACCATCTAAATCGAAACTCCAACCAATATATTTGTTCCATTAGGGTGCCTTCCATTTGCTTAAAATCAATACCACGCCAAATTTTACGATTGTATGCCAATCGACGAACAAACTCATTCCATTTACCACCCCAATAATTATAGCCCATATAAAACGGGTGTTTGGTGGCAGTAGAATTCAACTTGTGATTAAAATCATCAACAAATCGAC